AGTGGCCCCCCCGCCCCCGCTCTCCTTGCTTGCCATTTCTCTCCTTTCTCGGCTGCGGGACGGCCCCCGCCTGAGCGGGGGCCGTCATGCTCTAGGGATCAGAGGCCCAAGTCGTCAATGTCCAGGGCGTCCACGTCGAGCTCGACGGCGTCCTCGACCATAGCGTCGAGTTCGGGCCTGGCCGGCTCGGCGGTAGCGTCGGACTCCTCAGCCTCGTCAGCCGTCGGGTCGGCTTCGGGATTGGCCTTGGCCGGCTTGGTGGCGCGGAGGTACTCCCGGACCTCGCTCTTGACGCGTCCGTTGTACGGCTCGCCGTCCTCCACAACGATGTCCACGGGGCGGCCGATGAGGCTACGCGGGTTCAGGGCTATCTTCTTGCGGGCGATCTTGACGCCGAGGGCCTGAAGGAAGGCGGCGGACCGGAACATCGCCTTCTCCGTCTGCGGGAGACGGTCGATGATCTGCTGGCCGGCGTGCGGGCCCTCGATGATATCCAGGTAGACGACGAACATCGCGTTACCGGCCTTGGAGGTCGTCTCCTCGAAGTCGGAGACCTCAGCGTGGTAGGTGCCGGGGGCGACGTGGGCGGTGGAGGTGTCCTTGTAGTTGGTGAAGTCGAAGGTCAGGGCCATGAGATTTTCTCCTGTGCGGTTGGGTTACTGGGTGTTCAGTTGTCGGCCTTGGCCGACTTGGCGGCGGGCTTGCGCTCCGGGACTCCGCCAACTCCGAGGAAGCGGGAGAGCTTCTCCAGAGTCACGGGGTGGTCGCGTCCAAGGACGGACGGAACCTTCCCGCGAAGGTTGTAGGGGATACGGGCCTTAGTCCCGTACTCCGGGTCGGTGCCGAAGCGGACGATGTGCTTCAACGAGGGGCCGTCGTCGCGGCCGGTGTTGTCGAGGTCCTCCTCGACGTCGGCGTAGATGATGTAGTTGGGGGTTGCTCGGATGATCGACTGGGCGCCGCGCTGGACGTCCGGAGAGCGGCGCACGCCGCCGTTGATCTCGTCCTCGACCATCTTGACCTGGGCCGTCATGACGACGTGCATCGGCTCCTTACGGTTACCGTCGGCCAGGCCGTACCAGAACACGGCCGTGTCGGTCATGATGTCCAGGGCCTGGCCCCATGTGCGCTGGTCGGCCGGGGCGGTGCCCTGCTTGATCTCGCGCACCGCGGTCTCGCTGACCCCGGTCAGATAGCGCATCGTCATCTTCTGGAGGGCGGTGAGACTGTCGAGGACGACGGCCTTGTACCCGTGACCGCCCTTGTCCAGGCTCCAGAAGACGTCGTCCAGTGCGGTGACGCTCTCTGGACGGACCACATCTATGTTCTTGGCGTAGGGCGCGTTCTTGAAGCTCTGGGTGCCCTTCTCTCCGGGCAGGTCGATGAACAGGGTCTTGCCCATCGTGGCGATGGTGGAGGCGAGGCTCGAGTTGTGGGTAACGATGTAGTCCTCCGTAACGTAGAGGTTCCGGGGGGAGTCTACAGCGATGCACAGACCCTCGGTGACCCCTACAGGCTCCACAGCCACGACGCGGCGCTTCTCGGTGTAGTTGGTAGTTTTCACGTGCGCCGCGAAGCGGCAGTGCCTGAAAGGGTTGTGCGGGGTGGTGAGCCCAAGTGCCCAGGTCCCGTCCTGCTTGTGCTTATGAATGTTGGCCCCAATGCCCAGGGACCAGCAGAGCTGCTGCACGTCCCGGACAAGCCTCTCGGATGTGGAGTGGTAGAGACTCTGCCCCTTACCGGACAGGCGGCCATCTCCATCAAAGAGCCCGGCTAGGAGGTCAAGCCGCTGCTGAACGGATGCCGTGAGATACATCTCTGGGATGAACTTCCCTGCCGAGGGGACTCGGAGGCCAAGCTGCGACAGGGCCTCCTTCAAAGCCTTACCGCGGAACCTGATTCTCGGAGTGTTCTTCCCTCCCGGGAACTCTCGGACGTAGTCCAGGCCCTTCAGGTGGGGAAGCATTCCAGATACCACGGCCTCCTCCCCCTTAGTCCAGCAGATTGCCTGCCCGTGAAGGTATCCGTCTGCCAAGAGTCCTCCGAGGAGGTAAGGGTCGATCGGTAGGTTCGCCTCCGGGTGCTGTGCCGCCTCCATCCGAGGAAGGACATATCCCGGCCCCCCGGAGAGAAGCTTGCGGCGAAGCTCCTCCGTGTTTACTACCTTCCGGGTAGTCCTCTTAGCCTCGACCTCCCACAGATGGTCGCCGTCTGCCAGGACGGTACCTCCGTCATAGAGAACTACTCGGTAGGTCTCACGGGAGACGATCTCGGACTTCCCGTACACGGGGTACGCGGCCCCGTCTACTCCGATCACTTGGGACCCGATCTCGAGGTCCTCGATGCTGGTCCACCCTGATGGGGTGAGAACCTTGGTCCCGAGGGGCAGGCGCTTGCCGGCCCCCTGTGCCCCGAGGATCAGCCACCGACCATAGTCGGCCGCCTCCTCGTTCACGTCAACAATGTTGACGCCGGCGAAGCTGGTCATTGAATTTCCTTCCGCTGTTTGGGTGGTGGCTTAACTGTAGATGTATGACGGCGGGCATTGCAAGCCTGGATGGCTACCTGCCGCTGTGAGACGGGTCACGGTAGCGGAGGCCGTACTCCTCCGGCGCGTACTCGCCGCCAGGCCCGCCGACCATCTGCGCGCGGCAGAGATCGGCGAACTCGCAGAACTGGCAGGCCGCCTTCCCGAAATTACGGGGCGCCTCTCCGCGGCGGTCGGCCCGCACCCTGGTGCGAGAGATGTCCGAGCAGGTGTCGGCCGCGGCCTGTAGGTGCGAGCGAACGAGGTAGGGGCTCACCGGGGTCAGGTGCCGGGCGAACCACTGCGAAACTACCTGCGGCGAGGTCAGGCGCTCGATCTCGGACTCCTCGGCCGTGTAGGTCCCGGCCGCGCTCCCGTCCTTCTTCATCCCCTCGAAGGGGACGCCCTCGGCGCACCACTCCAGATAGGTCCGCAGGTCGTAGTCCTTGACCGACGAGGACAGCTTGCCCGCCTTCGTGATCTTGGGGGTCTTCGGAGCCTTGGACCGAACCCGGTCGAAGGCGACGGCGCGTGGGGCCGGGGGGCCCCACCCGGCGCGCGCGGGGGGGCGGGCCCCCGCGTAGAGCTGGACCTGGCTGTCCATCATCTCGTCCAGGCTCGTGACCTGTCCCAAAGTGCCAGACGTCTTGCAGTCGCGTACCACGACGATGCCGCGCTTGCGGTCCTGGTAGACCTCATCCGCGTAGCCCCACAAGGTGACCCCGGTGCCAGGAATCTCACGCTCCCAGCGCTGCTCGACGGCTAGGACGGACTCGTTCTCCGACTCCTCGGCCCAGCGGTCCCGCCACTCGGCGTAGACGTGGGAGAGGCGCTGCGGGAAGGGCTGGCCGAGCCAGTCGAGCCAGACGTCCCGAGCGTCCTCACCGAGCCGGTCCCAGTAGTCCCGGGAGGCGGAGATGATCTCATCGGGTGAGACGGTGCCGGGGAAGGTGGGGCCGATGTCCGAGGTCTGGATCGACTCCAGATCGACCTTGAGCGTGCCCTCGGCTCGGCCCTTGGCGAGGCGGTCAGCGGCGCGGACGGCGTGGAACCACGACCCGAAGTCGAGGGCCGGCGTGACCTCCGACCGAGCACGGCGCAGGCCGTCGATGTATCGGTACTTCCACGCCTGAGGGCATCGGCGGTGAAGGGTGAGTGAGGAGTAGGTGGCCTTCTCGGCCGTGATGACGTCCTCCCCGGGACGCTGGGCGGGGCTCATGGGTAGCTACTTCCTATCGGCGTAGATGTGATTCATAAGAGTCTTCTCAAGGTCTGTGCGGTCCTGGTAGGCCTGGAACACTAGGTCGTCCACGGTGTTCGGTGCAAGCGCGTACCAGAACGTGGTCGCGCTCTTCTGGCCGAGACGGTTGAGCCTGTCGCGGGCCTGCACAATGTCGTCTCTCTGCCAGGGAAGCGAGGCGAAGATCGCGTTCCGAGCCGTCACGAGCTCGTTCACGGCGACCGAAAGCGTCTTGATCTGAGCGACTATGACGAGCCGGGCCGGATCGTCGGACCCGAAGCGCTGACGCATCTTCAGGCGGTCCTCCGGCTTGGTGGAACCGTCGATCCGCAGAACCGTGGTCCTCTTGCCGGCAATCTCCCCCTCCAGAGCCGCGAGCTCGCGGGTGAAGGTACCGAAGACGACGATGCGCTTCTCGTCCTCCAGCGTGTCGTGGATGAGGGAGGCGATGGTCTTCGCCTTCGACCGCCCGATCTCGCGTACCTGACCCCCGTCGTCCGGCAGGTGGCCGGCCGTGATCTGGCGCAGGCGCGTCATGCGGACCAGCCGACTGGCCGCCGTGGCGGCGTCACCGCCGGGGCCGGCCTCCCGGATGTCGTCCTCCTCGCGGAACTCGACCTGGAGCTTGGTCCGCATGTCCTCGTAGGCCTTGAGCTCCTTCGGGCTCAAGGAGACGGGGAGGATCGTATCGACGGCGTCAGGCAGGTCCAGGCACTCCTTCTTGATGGCGACCGATGAGCGCTCGCCCATGATCTCCTCCAGGCGGTCCAGGTTCTTGAAGCCGACGACCTCATGCCCCATGTACCCGCCCATCTCGGCGTAGTCCTCCTTGAAGTGCTTGAACGTCGCCACGCGTCGCTCCCCGTTGGGCTGCACCCGCCCGAAGGCGCGGGGGTCGAGGAACCGCCACTGTCCGTAGACGTCGAGCGGTGAGTGCGGGATGACCGTCCCAGTCAGGCCGATCCGGCGCTCGACCCGTGAGCCGATCCGTCCCGCCAGTCGGGACGCGTTGGACGAGACTGACTTGATCTTGTGCATCTCGTCAATCACGACTAGGTCCGGGTCGAAGTCGGTGACGGCGCTGAGCACGACGTCGGCCATCGTCTTGGACCCGACCTGCCGGCGCTGCGAGAGCGTGTCCAGGTTGATCGCCTCGATCACGAGTCGGGGCTTGCCGTCTCCGAGCACGTCCGGGCCGGACTTGGCCGCCATCTTACGGTCTAGATCGACGCCATCTCGCCGGGCGGCCAGCGCCCAGGCCCGGGTCGCGTGCAGTGAGCGGACACTGTCTCCGGCGCCGCGGCCTCGACCGCCAGTCGGTTTGGCGATCTCCTTACCGCCGCGGGAGCGTAGGGCCTCGACGCGCTGCATGACGGAGCCACCGAGGGCTTCGGCCCAGACGTTAACCTGTGGGCTGACCCACTTCGGGGCCTGGAGCGCCCACTGGTCGACGGCGGCGAGCGGGCCGATCACGAGGACGCGAGCCTCCCGGCGCGGCGAGGACAGCGCGAGTAGGGAACAGTAGTCCAGCGTGACCGCGGTCTTCCCGGTCCCCGGCTCCATGAGGAGAGCGCCGACGCCGTTGCATGCGATGAGCTTGGCCAGGCCGCGCTTCTGGTGGGCGAAGCGCGGCGGGCCGCCGAACTCGAACTTAGTCACGACCCTCCCCCGAGTACTTGCGCAGCAGGTCGGCCACGTCCACAGGCTCCCAGCTGAGGATCAGATCACACGCCGGGAAGAGAAGCCAGGTGGATGCAACTCCAGGCTGCATCTCCTGATCGACGGGGGCGTAGTAGGGCTCCCCGTCGGAGTCGTACCTGAGGGCGAAGATGCCGAAGACCTGTTCGTTAGGGTCGTCGCCAACTCCACGCCTGCGGGCGTTCTTGACGTAGATGAGGGCGCAGCACGGCCATGGTACGTCCAGCAGGGCGCCGTCCTGGAACTGGAGGCCTGAGGAGGCGTGGGCCGTAACCACGAGGCTGCCCTCGTCGCCTATCAGTACTGCGGTCTCAGGCTTCTTTGGGTCGAGCGGTCCGGCGATCTCCAGTTCCAGGGCCCCCGTCTCCCCGACCTCCCCCGTCACCTTCCACCAGTAGGATGCGTGCAGCACGTAGTCCTCGTCGGGAATAACGTCCTCCAAGCGCTTCAGGAAGATTCGCTTACCGAGGGCCTCGGTCAGTTCGTAGTCGGTCTCGTAGTAGTGACAGGTGCTCATCGGCTCTCTCCTAAGTGCATGGTCGCGGCCCGCTCGGCCTCGGCCAGAATGTGTGCCTGCCGTTTCTCCTCCGGGATGCACAGCAGGTCCTTACGTCGGTCGTGGATGTCGGTCAGGTAGCGGAGGTACTCGCCGACGAGCTCGGCCTTGGTTCGATCCCGTCCTACGCGGCGGGAGGGGACGTACGAGATCGGCTTCTTGCCCTTGACGGCCAGGATGTCGCAGTCCTTGACGTCCCCGGTCGGGGACTCCTTGACGCGGCGCATGATCTCCTCCGCGCTCACGATTCCGTTGCGGGTCACTTCGCCCTCTTCCTATAGGTCTTGATGATGGATGCGATAACTCTCAGAATCACGGTCACAGGGCAGCGTCCTCCGGGATCGAGACGAATGCACCCTCGCGGATAGAGATGGCCAGGAAGCGGCCGTCACGGATGCCTGCCTTGATCGACTTGACGCCGTAGCGGATGATCTGCGAGAACTCGAAGAGCATCCAGACGCCCCACACGATGTCGAGAAGGCCGTCGGCCGCGGTCAGGGTGTGCAGGACCATGACGAAGATCGTGGCGCCGAGCGCCCAGTAGGCGTGGTTCAGGGCGCGGTTGGCGTAGACGGCGTTGGGGGAGGTCAGAGAGTAGGTCCTGTATTTGGGGCTCATGGTGATTCCTTATATGTGGCGTGGATGGATAGACGTTGGTGAGGGGTCAGACCTAAATAGGTCGGGAGTGCTGCTCGGCTATGTCCTGGAACAGGGCTGGATAGATGTCTGGGGACAGTCCGTAGCAGACGATCCCGTTTGGCCGGACGACCTGCTCTATGACCTTGTCAGCGACCGCGTCAATGTCGTAGTAGTCATCAACCGTCCCGCCTCCGTCGAGCAGGTCTTCCAGGCCCGCGGCCAGGGGGCGGCGAATCTCATGATCGACGGCCTCCTTGCGAGTCAGATACAGGTTCATGGTGATCTTCTCCAGGTGTGTGTGTGTGTGTGTGTGTGTGAGGGTAGGGGTCAGGCGGCGGAGCCGCAGTCGCAGTACTGCTCAGGCTTCTCGCAGGAAGGGCAGTACCGGTCCCCGGTCCACGGGTCCTCCAGAACGCCGGTCAGGCTGTACTCCCGGTAGGCGCGGGCGAGTGCCTTCTCGTCGGTCACGTACATCTCGTTGCGGTACGCCTCCCACTGTGCCCAGCGCTTGCGCTGTGCTCGCATGGGGCTTCGTCCTGCCATTTCAGCTCTCCTTTCCGCTTTCGCGGTCGTTCCTTTGATGGCTAAAGCCTACGCAGCACGTATGCCAGGATTCAAGCCCGGGTAAAGGTCTACCCCAGTGACTTGCGTCACTGAGGTAGTTTCCGTTGAGATTACGAGGATTGTCTGGCTAGATGCCTCGGTAGTGTGCCCTAATCGCCTGCACGGGACGCTTCTCCCCGTCCACGTAAACATTTGCCGACGTCTGCCATAAGCGCCAGCCTCGCTCATGGAGCATGGCGATGGCGTCCAGAATCTCCTCGAAGCGCTTCAGGCCGAATGATGCGACCGTGATGTCCCGGACGTCGTTCCGGCACAACAGAGTCTCGATCGCCTTCCAAGCATTCAAGCCCTGGACCCGGTACCCACGATCGAACACTGGGTGGGCGGAGCCGCCCCCCTCCCAGGCCCTCTCGAACGCCTCCTCGGGCGTCAGTAGTGGCAGCTTGTCGAAGTCACTCATCGTCGTCCTCACTCTCCTTGTCGTCCAGGTCCCTCTCCTCCGGCCCATCCTCACCGACCGCGATCAAGGTGTACTGCCGGCCTCCGCGTCCGCCCTCAGCCATGATCCAGCCACGAGCGATCAGGCGGTCCAGGGCGGCCTTGGTCCGACCTCGGGAGAGGTCGCCATCCACGATGTCGAACAAGTCTCGGGAGTTCAGACGGATTCCGACCTCGCCGCGGAACGCTCCGATGATGGTGTCCTCGTCGTCCTGACGCTGGGCGATCTTCTCCATCATCTTGGACATGTCGGTGAAGTCGAGCTCCACCCGACGCTCAGCGTCGTTCACGTCCTCGCCGTCAGCGTTCAAGGTGCCGCCCCCTCCCGATGGTGTGCGCCGCGGAGGAGTGATGACGAGGGACGAGCGGCCCTCAGTACGGCTGTCGAGAGTGACTACGCCGGCCACCTGAGCCTTGCCTCGGCCCCCGGTCTTCTGAGAGTGGGCGCGGACCTGGCCAGGGCGGTCCTTCAGCACGACCAGCTCCATCTCACCGACGTCGCCCGGCATGGGCTGCTTGATCGGCCACACCTGGAGCAGGGTGCCCTGCACCATGGCGACCTTGTGCTGGGAGCCGATGGGCATGGAGCCCTTCTCGGCGCTCTTGGCCTGGTGGTCGATGATGATGACGGTCGAGCGGCCGTTACGTGTGAGCCGCTTGAGCCACGATGTGATGACGTCCGTGCTCACAGCGTCGTTCGCGTCCAGGCCGTGCAGTCCGTAGAGCGCGGTCATACCGTCGGCCACGATGATGTCCGGATCGAGAGACTGGAGGGCCATGTCGAACTGGTCCTGGGCGAACTCGCCGGACTTGGTCGGCTGGTCCTTGCCCCACTTGTTGCGCTGCATGTCGGCCAGCGGCCCTTCGGGGCGGATGTAGGAGAACTGGGCCCGAAGGTCGTCGTCCACGGCGCCGAGCAGGCGCAGGCGGTTCAACGTCTGAACCGGCTCGTCCTCGAAGTCGAGGTAGAGCGCGCGCCCGCCGGCCTCGATCTCCTGAAGGCAGATAGCCATGGCGATCCACGACTTGGCCGACTCCGAGGATCCGAACAGCATGTTCACGCGGCCTCGGTACATGAGGCAGGCGCCGTCGTTGCGACGGCAGACCTCGGGGTCCGGGACCTTGAGCTTCCCGGTCAGGTAGGGCTCCAGGTCGACTGGACTCCAGGACGAGGGGCGAGCATCCAGTGGGTCCGGGCTCTCCCGGCCCTCTGAAAACTCGTCCCCATCTCCGTCGAGGGCGTCCTCGTCAGTCTCCTCGACCGTACCGTCGCCGGCCACCGCCTGACCCGTGTCCGGGCGGATGGCGCCCAGCGAGCGAGGCTCCGAGGAGTCCTCGCCGTCAACAAAGGCCGGCTCGGGGGCCGACTCGTCCAGCTCGATGGTGAGACCATCCCACTGCCTGGCCCACGGAGGCTGCCAGCCAGGCACGTCGCCGGCAACGTCGGGAACGAATCCGGCCACGGCCTCCGCGTCGCGCACGAGGCGCTCTGCGATCTGCACGCTCTCCTCCCCGATGTACTCGGACAAGCGGGTGAAGCCTACAGCCTCCCCACCCTCACGGAGGCGGCGCTTGGTCGTGTAGATCGCCTCCCGTTCGCGCTGCTCGGCCCCGTCCTCGTCGTGGGTGGCCAGCGCCAGGGTACGGATGACGAGGCCGGCGTTGCGCTCCCAGAACGGGTGCACGGTCTGCGAGTCTCCATAGCGGAGGAGGCCGCCGGCAAGCGCGACGTAGGCGTCGTGGCGCTGTCCGGGACCGGGCCAGGCGTCCAGCAGGACGGCGCACAGCCCGAGGAGGATGACCTGGGCGAGCAGCTCAGTGCCGTCAACGAGGGCCGGGCCCTCGTCACCTCCCCATGGCTCACCCTCCCACTCGTAGGTCTCGGCCGTGGCGGGATGGATCGAAGGAGGCACGAGGGTCTGCGCCCCGTTGCCGCGAATCTCGACCGACACGCCGGAGCCGCGGCCCGAGGCGTCCGGGATGCGCAGGCGCCGCGTCGCCGGCAGGGGGCCCGGCTTGGCGCGGTACCAGTAGTGCGACTTGCGCG